CTAAAAGCCGCGCTTGGCGGTGACGAAAAGGTTACTGAAATCCAGACTGCTTTGGATAACCAGTTGACAGAAAAGCGCACCCCAACAACAGGCACTGGATTGCCCTGGGCAGCCTGATGGAAAGACCTGATCCAATGATGTCCGCGTCTTACGGCGCTTGCGACATTGAGAGTCAGAATAATCGCGTTGTCTGGCTCGATATGCTTTACAAGCTTGAAGGTCGCGACAAGTCAGATCATCCAAAGCGTGGTCTTTACACCGGCTTGCATAAGCGTCACTTCTCAACGTTCCCTGGAACGGATGAGAATTAAGGAGCAGATTCCTAACTGTCCATTGACTGGGCCAGCTAATCTGGCTCAAGAAAACTCACCCCCTTCTAAAAATGATCAAAGCATTCGCAGTAGCTGTTTCTGGTGTTCTCGCTGGTTCAGCTGCCTTGGCAGGCCCCTATGTCAACGTGGAGAATAACGCTGGTTATTCGGGCGGCGACTATTTAGGCGCAACCACAGATTTCCACGTTGGTTTTGAAGGCGCTGACGGCGTTTACAGCTACTACGCGCAAGGCGGTCCAGCTTTCGTCAGCCCCCAAGGCGAAGACGGTGAGTTTGAACTGTCCGGCAAAGTTGGCGGAAACGTTCAGGTAGCCGAAAACGTTGGTATTTACGGCGAACTCAGCTTTTTGACTGCAGAAGAGGATCCTTCAATCGGAACCAAACTTGGCGTGAAGTGGTCTTTCTGAGCTATAACTAGCTTAGGTTTCTCACACAGACCGACAAGGGGCCCCCGAAAGGGGGTCTTTTGTTTTATCTGTCATCACCATGCAAAAAGTTTTTAATCTGCTTGGCGCTACAGCATTCTTGATGTCTGGAGCAATTGTTGCTGGAACGTTAGTTCTTTACACGCGCATCCCATCGCTGACAAAGTATTACATGAGTGAGCTAAAGCTAGAGCTGACAAAGCTGGTGACTGACATGGTTCCAGCAGTTGATGATGTGATGCCTGAGTTGCCATCAGCTACAGGTCCAGCAATCGAGACACCTAAGTTGCCGTTCTGATTAGGTGCCTGAAATACCTGAGATTGGTGTGGGACGTATTGGCGTTCCAGAAATACCAACGTGGAGAAGTATTCCGCCGCAGAGTATTCCGTCTGAGCCACCAATCACATTGATGCTTGGCTTTCCTGTTGGGGATATGCCTGGCTGCGTTGAGACAAGAAATTCACAGCCCGGCAATCCAGACGCTTACACAAATGACAGCAGGGGCAACTTTACGGTTTGCGATGGAACGATGCCATCGTTTCCTGCTGCATTGGACTTTACACCTGGAACGTTGACTTATGGGTCAGCTAAGCCGCCAGCAATTGAGGCACCAAAAGAAAAACCGGATGCCTCGCAACAACCGGCTCAGTCCCCTCCGCCAGCGGAGTCCCCACCCCCTGGCATTCCAAATTTAGACACGGAACTGCCATGTCCGCCACCAGACGCAATACCTATTGGCGCTAAAAATAAGCTACAAACTGCTGTAATCATTGGTTATAAGCGTGTCGATGGAGAATGCAAGACCCAATTCCAGTCGTTGGACATACCAGCGATTCTCGGCAACCATTTACCTGGCTCGCCAGTTGTTGTCACTACTGCAACAGTGGCGGTTGTCGCGACAACAGCGGCAGTCTTAGCCAAACCACTAGGCGATATTTTGCTTAAAACGATCAAGCCAACCGTCAAAAAGACGATCAAGAAAATTAAGGAGAAGCTTGGGAAGACGACTGTTGTTGAGTCTGCTTGGCAGCGTCGGAAGTTTCAGCGGTCCTTGAAGAAGTAGGGATTGAATGTATGTGGGGCGGTAAGACGCCTGGCGGATTGACCAGGATTACATCAGCACAGATCGACGCATAAGGGGAGCTGGGTCGAAAAATCACGCCTTCTTTCATCAGGGTTCCGCAGTTTCGCAACCTAGCTATTTCGTAATTGAGGCGTTTATCAGCAAGGCTGGCTTCCATAAGCTGCACTTGTTTTTCTGCTGCAGCGCGGCAAGTACGGATATGACTGCGATCTAGCGGAATCGAGATCTGTGCAGTGATGCCACCATTGACTGAGAAGTTAGTTTTCTGGCCTGTCCTGACTGGCTTATGAAACAGCACGTTGCCTGGATTATCAGGTCTGCCATCTGGAACGGGATTGCCTTCTGGGTCAAACGCACCAACTAAATCCAGGGTGTCATAGACAGGTTCGTTGTAATAGCGTTCATACGGATCAGACCAGCCAGTAGTTGAACTAATAAAAGGATTGATTGTCAGGGTTGCGCCTTGACATTGAACATTGTTGATGACTGATGCAAATGTCTTTGACGGAACTACCTGGACAGCTTGGTTCGTGACTGATCCACTGCTGTTTGCGACTGGAGCGGCAGTGCTTGAGACCTGAGCGTTTACCGGACCAGCAAACAACAGCAGAGCTGCTAGGACACGCTTCATTGTGTAAAGGTGCTAGTGGTTTCGGTAAGTGATTCGATGTCAGTTTCTCTATTTATGATCGTGTGATTTGTAAGCCCTGGTCCAGATAAAGTTTCAACGAAGCTAAAAGCAGCACCTGGCTTGACAATGCTCCAGGTTGGTCTAGAGGCAGGATCAAGTCCAGTCCATTTACTTGAAACACCGTTCAGAGTATTGGTGGTTGTGGTCAAGCTTTGTGGAGCGAGACCTGCAGAGGGTTGAATATTTGTACCGCTAGCTGTCCATTCATAACCCGTGCGATATTCGTAGGAGTTAATGACTTCAATAACCTTTGATGTTGTCTTTGTCGTACTCGAAAGTGTTCCTTGTTGAAAGTTAGGAACGATTGGGACGGCTGCTGCTGGGGCAGCCAAAAGCAACAACAGCAGGATTCTCACTTGATAGTTAGCTCCTGAATAACTTGGCCTATTGCAGTCGTGCCCGCACCACCAGCAGTAATCGCTATTGCACCATCAGTTGCAATTGTTCCGGCTAATGTGCCAGCCACGCCGCCTGCAGTTGTTGTTGTATTGCCAAATATTGGCAAGGCAGGAACCACACCAGCGGTGACAGTTGTTGAAAGTACGGTTGGAACGTCATCACCTTCTAAGTACGTCTCTGAATAACTAAAGCTGTCACCAGCAGTAGTAATACTGTAAGCACCAGGAGTGTACCCAAGAGCAGTACCGGAAGTAAGTGCCCCCAACACAGGAGTAGTGTCCAAAGTGACGTTAGAGCCAGATACTGCCATATTGGAGCCGAGTCGAATTGATTGGGACGCTGCTCCATCAACAGTTAGCGAAATTGAGGATTTAATAGCGTGCGTAATGTCTGCCGAAGCAGGACTTACCGCAAAAAACGTTAGGCAGGATAAGAAGAGAAAACGTCTCATTTGGGTTTGGACGTAGAGGTCTGTTCCTTGATTGTAGGCTCTTCTTTTTTGGACTTTTTGTTGCCGCCAACAGCTAAGCCAAACGAGGCGGCCGTACCAGAAAGGATGGAAGCTGGATAGGTGGGATCAAGGGATTGCTTGAAGACGCCCAGGTAGTTTGCTGTCAAAATCGCCATTGCCCAAGCAAGCAACACGACCTTGATGACATCACCTAAACGTGAGTTGTCTTGTTCTTGCTCTTGCTTTGCCTGTTCTTCTGCCATGATGAGTTCACGCTAGAGGTCGAATGGTGGTTGAAATCTGGGCTGCTGTTGCTGGTGCGTCAATAGGCGTGGCTGCCTCGGGCATCAAAGGTGCCAACCGTGAAACACAGCATGGAAGAGATTCGTTAGTGCGTCTGACTTCAGCTGTCGATAATTTAGCGTCAAGAATGGATGTGCTCCATGCTGACCTACGGGTAAGGGATCAGGAGCTATTCGCTCGAATCTCAGATCTGGAGCAGAATGTTGCACGACTGGAAGGTCACGCCAATCGGACTTAGACTTTCGGCACACACAGTGCTGTCATGGTTTTACTTTTAAAGCCAATCCTGTTTAGCTTCATCAAATCAAAGGCTGTAAAGCAGCTGCTACTTGACTGTTTGATCAAGATCAGCGAGCAGACAGACAACCAGTTGGACGATGTGGCTTGTAAGTATGTGAAAGATCTACTGTTTCCAGAGGATCGCGTTGAAAAGTA